AAACTTATATCCGGATCAATTTCACCAAACAAGGACAACTGAACAACCGCAAGAATTATCTCAAGCGGATTACGCCAGTATGCTTCTTGCTGCGCTGCAATCCAATCATAAAATACGCGGATTTCCCCTTCACTGCTCGCATTTAATCCGCTTGGAGATATGCCGGTCAAGATGATCGTCGGTATCCGCGACACGCTGCACATATGCTCCTGCGATTGCGCTTGAAGCTCATGCAACCCGCTAAGCGGAGTATTGACCTGCGCTATCTCTTCCCGCTCTTTGTCGAGAAGCATCAATCCTTTGTTTGATTTGAGTTTGGTGAACAAAGTAGCGCGATTAAGCAAGTTTAACCCGGCTTCCTCGTCATCCTGCAAGACCTGCTCCATGCTGGTCGCCAGCACAGTTATTGAAAAGTTATTGATCAAGTCCGCCACGCTCTGACGCGTGCGCAGCCAGTTATCCACATAGGGTTCCGCAAGCTGAGACAAACTGATCCCGCCGAAGTTAAACGCCGGTTTGAGAATGTCCGGCAATTCCCGCGTGATTACTGTGAGCAACCTGGATGCATGGATGCGCTTGCCAAGCATGAACCATTCCGTAGGTTTAAAGAAGTCAAGCCGTGTTGGATCATTAGAATTGTAAGCGCTCGGAGTAGTCCATATAGGCTCTACAGTCTTAATTCCTTTCAGGCTACCTTGTTGAATCGTTCGTTTATCGATAACCAACGGAGTCGTGATGTCCGCGTCTTTGATGTCAAGGTATAAATGCGATGATCCGAAATAGCAATCATGCTGCGCAGCGCAAGACAAGACTTGCATCACTTTGAGACGATCGAACTCTTTCTCGATCTGAGCGATCCGCTCATCATCGTCATCCTGCTTGCTGGTGAACTCAATGCCTTTGCGGGTTAACTCAGTCGACATGGCTGCCGCGAATGCCCTGTATTCCGCGCGAGTAGCAAGCTGGGATAAATACGAATAGCCCGGAAAACCTTGCCCATTGTAGACTGAGGAAGCGTAATCGTAGGAATCTTGAGCGAATAGTACTGGCGCTTTTGCACCTTTTGGTACAACTAGCGGATGGATTATCGGCGCTTGAATAGGATAGCTCTTGGCTGGCAATTCATCCATTGCGACTCTGGCAATCAGCTTTTCATATTTCATCCGGCAATCCGCTTTAGTAAATTTTCGCTAATCTTAAGCTTATTAAACAAAGGATACAAGCGCCGCAATGCTTGCGTGAGCGCGTCGACCTGATCATCATTCGCCGCAGCGGGGAACGAAGTCAGCTCAGAAACCAAGTCTTTGACCCATGGCGCAACGTCGGGATGTGGTAGCCACACATTGCCGGCTTCCCAGTAACTCGTGACCGCATGGGCGCGCGCGAGCTTTGAGCCGTCAGGTTCGACCGGGATGATTCCTGATATTGTGGCCTTCAAAGTATCGATTACTGCCGGTCCGTTAGCTTTATCTTCGATCAGAATCTCACGGATACGCGGGTGTTTCTCGCAAAGGTCGACGACCGAGCCGACCGTCTTTGTGAATGACATTCTCGCGCGAACTTGGTCGAGCAGGTAGCTATTGGCATCACGCTTACCCCAGACTTGACCGACAACGAAGTCCGTTCCATCGGTATCTTTGAAGGTGCAATCCCAGGAAGCAATGATCTTGTCGAATTTCTTCGGTAAGTCTTTGGGGTAGTAGTATCTCAGGCCTTCTTCTTTGAACACGTTGCCGCCGATCGGTTTCGGTGATTGCTGATACATAGCGGACCACCAATAATCGGACAGCTCTTCCTTGAACTCGAGTAATTGTTCCATCGGGTGAAGTTCTGGAACCAATGCGCCTTCCGGCAATTCAGGATTATATCCAGTCTCGCCGGGCAGATTGATTGCCGGGAAATTGAGAACAGTCAGACGCTCGCTCCCCTGGTGCAATGATTGAATGCGGCCAGCAAGATCATCCTCAGCCCAGCGGGTGGCCATGACGATTTGGCCGCTATTGGCTTGCATCCGAGTTTTGCTGGTCGATTGGTGCCAATTCCAATGTGATTCTTTGATCGTCGGGCTGAGCGCTTCCTGAGCGTTTTTAACCGGGTCGTCTATGATGAAGATGGTAGCGGTCTTACCAGTAAAGCCGCCACCAACGCCATCGGAAATATAGCTGCCCCGCGTGTCGTAGGGCGAAGTGAACTCACCATTCCGGTTCACCGTGTACTTCTTGGTTTCACCGGATACCGGGAATAGTTTCAAGTGTCGTTGATCCGCAAGGTTGCGCCGAACATCCAAACTCATTGAATCCGCGAGTGTCGCGGAATAGCTTGCAGCTGCGATATGCCAATCACCAAACCGGCTCAGAAGGTATGCTGGAAGTTTGCGGGAAACAATCTCAGATTTACCATGCTGGGGAGGTGCACCGAGTAGCAAGATCGGTCTTACGCCATTCCGAACGTCGTCGATAAACTTGTCAAGCGAAGCACAAACAGACTGAGCAAAGTGACTATCCACGTAACCGGGAGTCGTGTATCGAACGTAGTCATACAAATTCGACCTAGCCGCACGACGCCTGAGCAATTCGCCCGCAGCATCCTTAGGAGTTATCATTCATACCCACAATGGCGGCAAGCTGGTCATCGGTCAAATCCTCAGCTTTCGTAGTCGTTATCGCCAGCGGAGAACCGCCCGGGCCGCTTATTTCTTTGCGTTCAATGTTCATCCCTAGGTATTTCTCAATCGCGGCAAGCGCAGCATCCTGGTCCCTGGTTAACACCTTAAGCCCGTCTTTGGTGCGCTGTACACCAGCATACAAGCGCCTCGCGGACCCTTTGAGGTGTCGGGTGTCATGGACATGCATGAACTCTTCGCCAAGACCCCCACACTCGGGGCAATCCGGATTTATCGGACCATTCAGATCATACCCGAAGCCACCAAGGCCATCCGGCGCGGGTTTGCCAATCTCAACTGCGCGATTCACGGCTTCAAGATATTCATTCTCAGTCCATTGGTAATGATGGTCATTCCCGTTGCAATGGCGGCAGTTTATGCGCCGTAACTCCATCAAATCATTAGGGTCTGCGGTTGCTATCTGCCACCTGAGTCGCAACACTTTTTCCGCCGTTATACCCGCCGCAGTCGCAATGTCTTCCTGCCTTTCCTTGATTGCTTCTTGAATGATAGCTTTCGATAACAGCCTGGATGCTTGCTCTTGCGCTGAATTTTCCGAATATCCAGCACGAATCGCGGCCTGTGTACCATTCAAGTCCACACAGTATTCATGCACAAACCGCCATTGTCTTGGTTCCATGGCCACAATCTTATCTTGGTTGCAATACGGGGTGCAAGGGGTGACAACGGTGTGGTAAATAACTCTTTGATATATATTCTATATTCTCTCTTATACCCCGTTACCCCGTTAAAAAGATATAAATTGATAATAGGTACAGACATGCAACGCATGCACATTTACACATCATACATACATAACACATTGCGTTGCATGTCCTATGCTTTTCAAACCAAAATGACTGCGGGGTTTCAGGTAAATTTAAAATAGCCTTTAATTTCAATAACTCCCGTTACCCCTAATACTTGACATCGGGGTTAAAAATCATCATAATTGTAAGCACTTTTAATAATCGATATTAATTATAATTATGAAACAGAAAAATTTCATTAACAAAGAATTTAAGCTTTGGTCAAATTGTCCTTGGGGAAAAGACGAAGCGATCAAACTTGGATACACAAAATATGCTGACATTAATGGTTGCGATAAATGTACTTCGCCTGGATATAAAATTAGGTTTGTTGATGGCGATCAGTGTGTAGGATGCCTGACCAAAGAAATTGAAGAATCATGGCCATTGTGGGCGCAAGGAATGCCTTCTCGCCCTGAGCCTTGGTGTACTTCGCCAGATCAAGCGGGTGAAATGGGATTGACGTGGTATTACGATAGTCCAAACCGGCCGAGATTGTGTGAGAACAGACCTCATTTACGCAAGACCCATATTCATACTGAGCGTTGCGTTGAGTGTGAATATGAAGTTAAGAAGCTAAAAGCATTGGCTAGGGGTCCGAGAGCTAACGCTAGGTCGTTAGGATATTTAACTTATATTCCCCTCAACCCGTGCCCTAACTGTGGGCAAATCGCTGAAAGAAACGTAGCCACAAATGCGTGTTACGGCTGCAAAAAGGACGATAGCAGGCAAAGCGCATCGAGAACATTTGCAAGGGATAACCCGGAATTGATAATGAGTAAAGAAGACGCCAAATCTGTAGGATTGACCTTATACCGAACCGGGGAACATTGCAAAAACGGACACGCTTCATGGCGATACGTGTCAACTGGTAATTGTTTGGAATGTATACAAAAGGAGAAACTATGAAGATCAGGAATATAAATATTGAGAATGATGAGTTGGTCGTCATCAAAATAGAAGGTGATACTATGCTTAAATGTTTACGCAAAGACGATGATAATAAGCTTTATGTTTGTAATATCTTGACTCCGACGCACTCGATGGAACTGGTTAATGAAATTTTACTTGCAAAAGATAAATAATTTATATAAAATAGTCACATCAATAGGAGATACCGAAATGATCAGATACAAACGATGCGGAAGTTACGCCATGAATCAAAATTTTTCGGATGGTTTATGTTATTCCTGCTGGAGATTAAAACGAAATGTCAAATAACGCTTGCACCCGATGTGGAAGTCACGCGATAAACCATCATTTGCATGGTCGTGATGGGTCTGACGGCGATCTTTGCGACGTGTGCTACTGGCGAAAGCGAGCGGAACAAGAAGTGCAAGTGTCAATGAATAACGGAGTAATAACCGGCAAGGTTAACGTATGGGTCAGGGAATTACCAGACTTTTTAAAGGAACAAGCATGACACCAGAATGGATTGAATATGATGGAGGTGATGGTCAGATTGCCGAGATAAACGATTCTGTTCTAAGGCATGGGTTTATTTTGCGGAACAAATACGGATCAATATCCCCCATTATAAAACAGCCTTGGCATGTGACGTTGATCGGGGATAAAGATACAACGCATTACCTGATCTGCCAACCTCACACGTACGCCGATCTGATAAAAATATGGGCCGATACTGGATGCCCGGTTTGGGT